CAATACAGGAGCCCAAGGTAACCCAGGTAATACTGGAGCTCAGGGAAATCAAGGACCAAGTGGACCAAGTGGACCACAAGGCAATACAGGAGCCCAAGGTAACCCAGGTAATACTGGAGCGCAAGGAAATCAAGGACCAAGTGGACCAAGTGGTCCTGGAATACAAACATCAAGCAATACACAACTAAATTCATTAGGTGTAGGAACAGCGGCCTCAACTACAGCAGGTGAAATACGTGCAACAAACAATATCACCGCCTACTATTCATCAGATATAGCATTCAAAGAAAATGTACAAGATATTTCCAACGCTTTAGATAAAGTAGTAGCAATTGGCGGTAAAACTTTTAACTGGAAAGACAGTTATATTCAAGCGCATGGCGGAGAAGATGGATATTTCATACAAAAAACTGACTTTGGAGTTATTGCGCAAGATGTACAGAAACATTTTCCACTAGCAGTAAGAATAAGACCTGATGGTTCACTAGCAGTTGATTATGAAAAATTAAGTGCTTTGGCTTTTGCGGCCATTGCTGAGTTATATTCAAAATCTACAAAAGAATTTTATTGGCGAAAAATTCATGAAAACACTGCTCCGAGTGATGCCATTAAAATTGCCGGTGACGAGAATGGAAATCTTATTTTAATAGATAAATCAGCATCTAAAACTGTGTTGTTAATTGAAAGAGCTATACAATCTAAATTGGATGAAGGAGCAAGAGCTTGGGGATATTTTGATATTGTAACCGCAATATCATATATATCAAGTACAAATAGTCAATATGTTGCTGATGCCCAGACATTAATAGCATGGAGAGATTCCGTATGGGCATGGGCAATTCCATTATTAAATAATATACAAGGTGGGGAAGATATTATAACATTTTTACAAAGTATGCCGGCTCAACCTCAACAGCCATCATAATTAATACAAAGGACAAGAAATGGCATTCCCACTATCACCCTCAAATGGACAACAAGCAACACTAAACGGAATACTTTATTCGTTTAATGCTAGCACACAGGCATGGGTTCGTGTTCCGTTAGGCATGACCTTAACTACATATTTGAATATTACCAATACAACCGGTACCAATTCAACTAATACAGGTGCGTTGACTGTTGCCGGAGGCGTTGGGGTAGCTGGAGGATTATATGTAGGTGGTACAATTACTGCTACAAATTTAATTGTAAACGGTTATACCGTAAATACGTCATCAAATACAGCAAATATCACTGTTCAAGCAACTGGTACCAACGCAACTTATTACCCTGTATTTGTAAACATCAATACCAGTACAGCCACTGCTTTACCAGAATACAGCACAAGTAGTTTCAGTATTAATCCAGCCACAGGA